AAGGTTCCCAATCCACGGCGCGGTAGATCATCTCGCCGCTCACCGGATCGGGGCGCTGGTCATAGCGATGCACGCGATAGCCAATGCTGACCGCGCGCAACGTGCCATCGGCAATGCGCTGCCAGAGGGGTTCCACATCGGCAGCGCCAGAGAATTGCAGCCGCGCATGGCCGCGCCCGCCTTCAAGCCGGGCGGCAATCACACGGCCCAGCACATCCCGCGCATCGCTGCTGCGATGGGTGTTCAGCACCGGTGCATTGCCGGAGCCGAGCTGCGCCATGCGCACCGCATTGGGCGACATATCCAATTCCTCGGTGATACCGCCGAGGGACGGGACAAAGTTGCGCGCCCGCGCGCCGGTGGACCACACGACCTCCACCGTGCGGGAAGCGCGATCCACGGTGGCGGGTGCGGTGATGGCGCGGCGGGCGGTGATCGTTTGCCCATCGGTGGGAAGTCGATCGGGCAAAGCGGGATCAACCGGCGCGGGATCGCTCCCGCCCGGGTCGGTGGTTTCGGTCATGTCTAGCCCTATGCTGTTTGGGTATCTGGTGGCGTTGGCGCTGCCGCCCCGGCCGCGCCGGTCGCGGCGATTTCCACCGCCGCCATTTGCGCCGCGTCCTGCGCGCCGCCGGATTTGGCCACACGCCGCGGATCGGTATCAAGGGAGATACCAGCCGCATCGAGCGCGGCATTGGCTTCACGGATCATCTCGACCGCCGAGCGGAAATCATAGCCAAAGGCACCGGCGGCTTCAGGCTGCGGCACAAAGCCGGCACGTACCTGGGCGATCAGTGCGGTGGTGTCTTTCAGCGGATCAATCATCTCATGCGCCGGCGGCACATGCGCGACACCCTTGGGCATGGCATCGCCCCACAGCCCCAGCAAAGTTCCCTGGACGTGAAAGCGCTCCGCGATGGGCCGCACCAGCATCGGGATCAGCATGCCGTATTGCACCTGTTCGCACAGCCGGCGGAATTCGATCTTGCCGGCGCGGAGGCTCGAGTAATTCGCCTGGGTCAAATCGCCGGAGACCTGGTCGTATGTCAGACCAGCACCGACAGCGGCGGCTTCAAGCGAGCGTCGCGCGAAGGCGGTATGCGACCCACCGCCGGAGGGGTTCACCACACTTACATCACCCTGGCCACGCCGGTAGAGGATCATCCCTGGTTCGAAGCTTTCCACTGCACGGCCTTGCGCGTCGCGTAGCAGGCCAGGGTTGGCGTCGCTCGGTTTGGTCAGCGTTTCCTCGCCATCATCAGTGACCACGGCGGCGAGGCAGGCCTCGATCTTGGCCTTCATCAGCAGTGCTGCTTCATAGTCGCCAAGGTCACGCAGCCGGAGCAGCACGGGCGCAAGCCAAGAGACATCGCGTAATTGTCCCGGGCGCCGCTTGCGAAACACATGCAACACATCGCGTGCGGGGATGAAATTACTCGCCAGCCGCGCGCCAGGCAGCATCCAGGCGCCGGGATGGGTTGGGAAAAGCCAATAGCCAATCGGCTCGCCAAAATTCCCAAGCGCGATGCCCTGAATGGTCGGCACGCCATTCACCACGCCATTGCGCGCCGTATCCAGATGGTCGCTTTCCAGCACCTGTAAGCTGAGGCCGATGGGGTTCCGCGGCGAAGTCGGCACGCTCAGCAGCCGGATGAAGCATTCGCCGCTTTCCACGACCGCACGCATGGCCAGGGCTTGCAGACCGTAGAGATCAAGCTTGCCCTCAGCATCGCAGGCAGAGCTTTCCGCCCAGGCCTGCCAGGCCGCGCCATGCGCCGTCTCCGGCCAGCGCGTCGTAATGCCCGCACCGACCGCATTGCCGGTCCAAAGATCCACGATGCGCGCGGCATAGGGGTCATTGCGCACAGCATCGCGCGCGCGGCGTGCAACGCTGGCGGCGGCCATACCGACCTCACCATTCGCGCTGCCGCCCGAGGGCGACCAAGTCGAGGCGCGATTGTCCTGCGCAGCCGCGTAACCCCTGAGGGCCTTCCAGGCAGCACGCAGGTGAAGCTTCATTCGGCGGGGGCCTCGGTCACGGTATCAAGCAGTGCGCCAGCAGCCTCGGCAATCGGGCCATGGCAGGCCGCGCGATCCGCCGCGACCCATGCCAGCGCAAGGCTTGCCGCTTCTGAAGGAGCGAGTTCCTTCTCCCAGGCGATCTGGCGTAGTCGGGCAAAGGCGCGGAAGGCCTCCTCCGGAACGCCAAGCGCTGCCGCCAGCGTGGCGGGTTGCCAATGCGTCTGTTCCATCATGCGTTCCTTGTGAAACTGGCGAGTGTCACACCCGGCCGCCGCGCAGTGGCATTCTCCGCGCCGTAAAGCGCGGCGATGGCGCGGCCCAATTCATCCAGGCTGCGATACTCGACGGTGCGGCCTTCGAAGGTGACGCGCGTAACGCCGCCGGTATATGCAGAGGCCAGCACGGCAGCGCGGCTACCCGCAGGCTGCGCCAGCGCCCAGGCGAGGGTTGCGGGGTCCAAGGCGGATTACCCACCCGCACCGCGCGCGAGGGCGCGCAGGATTGGCAGGATCTGCGCGCCACCCGCGCCAAGCGCGATCAGCACAGCAACGATGCCCCAGATCGCGCCCTCAATCCGGCGCGTCTGCTTGCGCAAGCCACAGATTTCGGCGCGTACCGCCGTGTAGCGCTCGGCACAGCGCTCCACATGCAGCGACAGATCCTCGCGCTCGCGCGCGTGGAGTTCCCCGTTACTCATATTGTCCTCCCGAAAGTAATCAGCGCAGCCAATTGCCACGCGGCGCCAGCCAACCGGGCCGACGCATCATTGGCGGTGTTTCAGGGTTTGGCGCCGCAACTGGCGCGGCAGTCTGGACGGCTTGGCTTTCCACCGGCGCATTCGCGATATCCTCGCGCAGCCTTTGCCAGAACCGCTCTCCATACCGATCGGCGCCCAGCAGCCACAGCGCCGCACGCGCCAGTACCGCGCAATCCAGCGCCTCATTCCGATCCCGCAGCTTCGCCCATTCCTGGCGGATAAAGCCGCGCCGGTCTTTCACCTGGTGCAACTGCTCCGCCACCAGCTGCTTGACCCATTCAACCTCAATCCCATGCGGCAGATGCACCCAGCCAGGTGGGAATTCCGCTGCCTCGCCTCGCCCGAGCCAAAGCCGGCGATAAAGATCAACCTTCCAGGTCGAAACCGACACGGTCCAAAGCTTCAGGCCACGCCGCAGCTTTCGCCCATCTACCAGCGCATCGACAGGCGTTGGGCCCTGCACCGGCTGCGCGCGGTTCCAACCATCCACACCCTTGGTCGGCGCAATGCGCGGGTCACGCAGCTGGCGCAGTTGGCCATAAACCGCCGCCGTATCGCGACCGCCCGTATCAACGCAGGCCTTGGAGATGCGTATCGCGCCGCCATTGGCCCGCGGCCAATCACGTGCCAGCAATTCCGCCAGCGCATCCCAGGGCGCCCGTTCACGCGGGCTGCCGGCGATGACGATGTGATCAACCAGCCAGGAGGAATAACCTTCTGCCCAGGCCCAGATATCGCATTCCAGCCGATCATCCTGCACATCGACGCCCGCCGTCAGCACCAGTGCGTCCTGCGCCACAACACCAAGGCGGAAATCCTCGCGCCGTTCCACCAGGCGTTCCCAATCCGGCGCCTCACCACGATCCTGCCAGGTCTCGCCCAACACCGTGTTGCGGAAGGTCTTCAGGTCCTCGGCCTTGCCTTGCGCGGCATCCCAATCGCGCGCGATCTGCTCCCAGGACAGCCAGCCAACCGGGGAATAAAGCGCCGAGATGTGAAAGCCGATGGTGTGCGGGTTTTCCGCTGCCGCAGTCGGCCGCCATTCGCCGGCAGCGAGCATCGCGGTCTTGTGATGTTCCTCAATCGGCGTGTCGCAATCCTCGCAATGATAGCGCACGCTGCGCGGGTCGCCCTTCTCCCAAATCAGACGTTCGAATTTCAGCCACTGCATCGCGCCACAACGCGGACAGGGCAGAAAAAAGCGCCGCTGGTCTGAGGCAGCATATTCCCTTTCAATCCGGCTGCGCCCGGCAATGGTTGGCGTCGAAACCAGAAAGGCTTTCCTTCGCCAGCCGAAGGTGCGGGCCCGAGCCTCGGCGAGAGCAATCGGATCGCCTTCGCCTTCGATGTCGCCGGGATAGGCGTCCACCTCATCGAGAAACAGAAACCTGGCCGGCATGGAACGCAGCCCGACCGCGCTATTCGCGCCGGTCAACACCAGGATGCCGCCGGGGAATTCCTTGGACAGCATCGTATTGCCGCTGTCTCGTGCGCGGGCGGGCGCCACGCGTTCCCGCAGCGCGGGGGTTTCCTCCAACAATGGGTCAATGCGTTGGCGGGAGAAGCGTTTGGCGAGTTCCACTGTCGGCTGCACCGCCAGTATCGGTGCGGGAACGTGATGCAGAATGTAGCCAAGCCAGTTATTGCCTGCCTCAGAACCTCCGGTCTGC